GAAAAAACTACCGACGGAAGAAAGTTAGGTGATATTTGGGTTGATACTAGTGACCTAGAAAACTTCCCTAAAATCTATCGTTATAACTTAGATTTACAAAAATGGGTACAGGTTAATACTGCTGATCAAACAACAGAAGATGGTATTTTATTTGCAGATGCTCGCTGGTCAACTTCAGGAGATGAATCAGAGCCGGCAACTATTGCCGCTCTAGCAACTTCAGATTTCTTAGACTTTGATGCACCAGATCCAGCAATTTATCCAAGAGGCATGTTGCTATGGAACTTACGTCGTTCGGGATTTAACGTCAAGAAATTTGTACGTAATTATGTAGATTTAGCAAGCGATAATCCACGTGCCGCTGACGAAAGTATGGCAGACTACTATCCACATCGTTGGGTAACAGAGTCAGCTAATCAAGAGAATGGAGCAGGTACATTTGGTCGAAAAGCACAGCGTAAAGTTGTTGTACAAGCATTACAAGCCTTGGTAAACAGCAACCAACAAATGCGCGATGAAGAAAGTCGTGTGTTCAACTTAATAGCTTGCCCAGGATATCCTGAATTAATGGCAGAAATGAAAGCACTAAACTACGATCGTGGTTTAACAGCGTTTGTTGTAGGCGATACACCTGCACGTTTAGCCGCTGATGCAACTACATTAAGTAACTGGGGGACTAACCAAGCAGCCGCAACCGAGGACGGTGACGCTGGACTTGTAACCAGTGACGAGTACGTTGGTGTATTTTATCCATGGGGCTACACTAGTGACAATTTAGGAAACAATATCGCTGTACCACCAAGCCATATGATCTTACGCACAATCGCATTAAGCGACCAAGTAAGCTATCCATGGTTTGCACCAGCGGGAACAAGAAGAGGTGGTATTACTAATGCAACCGCAGTTGGCTATGTTGACTCTGAAGGAGAATTCCAATCAGTAGCTCTAAACAATGGTCAGCGTGACACATTAGCAAGTATCAAGGTCAATCCAATTACATTTATAACTGGAACAGGCCTTGTAAACTACGGTCAATATACTCGTGCTAAATCAGCAAGTAGTTTAGATAGAATTAACGTTGCACGTTTAGTCGTGTATCTACGCAGACAGTTTGCACAGTTGGCCAAGCCATATGTGTTTGAACCTAATGACAAGATCACACGCGATGAACTCAAAGGTGCCGCAGAAAGTCTATTACTCGAGTTAGTAGGTCAACGTGCTCTATACGATTACATTGTAGTCTGCGACACTAGCAACAATACGCCTGCAAGAATTGATCGTAATGAACTTTACTTAGACGTTGCGATTGAGCCAGTTAAAGCAGTTGAATTTATTTACATTCCACTACGCTTGAAGAATACTGGTGAGATTCAAGGCCTAACACAATAAGATAACGGAGCATAGAATATGGCAATCGCAAGTTTATCAAAATTTACAGTACCTTTAGCAAGTGATCAATCAGCTACCGCTCAAGGTATGTTGATGCCCAAGTTAAAATATCGCTATAGAGTGATGTTTGAAAACTTTGGTATTTCAACACCAACAACAGAACTAACTAAACAGGTTCAGGATGCGGCTCGTCCTAACGTTCAGTTTGAAAACCAGAAAATTATGGTTTATAACTCAACAATTAACTACGCAGGCCGCCCAACATGGAACCCTTTAACTATCAAACTACGTGATGATGTTACTGGTGCAGTTAGTAAGTTAGTAGGTGAGCAGATGCAGAAACAGTTCGACTTTTTCGAACAGAGTTCAGCAGCCGCAGGCGGCGACTATAAATTCTTAATGAGAGTTGAAATGTTAGACGGCGGCAACGGAGCTCAAGCACCAAACATTCTTGAAACATGGGAATGCTATGGTTGCTATATTATTTCTGCTAACTATAATGCATTAAGCTACACAGATCAAAGCATGTTGACTATTGATTTATCAATACAACCTGATAACTGTATCCAAACTTCAGGTGGTGCGGCAGCTCCATCAACAAGAAGAATCGGTACAGCGGCAACAGCTTCTGGTGCAAGATAATAAAATTGGCCTACTTGTTGGGCCTTTTTTATAGGTATTCATTAACTACGTAGTTAATAGCCACGGATAAATATTTGTATGGCATTTACACCTAATCAATTTTTATATACTGACAGTAACGTTACTCTTCGTGATCCACAACACGCGGCGAGAATGTTCACCGATGATCAGTTTAGACTAGCACCAAAACATAAATTTTTATTCCATGTCGCTTTTAGAATTAATCAATCAGCACTGAGAGAAATTAATCTAGTACAAAGGCATAGAAATGAAATTAATATGTTAGTAAAAAGTTGCGATCTGCCTAGTTTTTCTATTACCGCAGAAACTCTTAATCAATATAATAGAAAAAAGATTGTACAAACAACACACAAGTTTCAACCTATAAATGTAACGTTCCACGACGACAACATGGGTGTGATTAATGAGTTATGGCAAAATTATTATAGCTATTACTATGCTGATAGTATTAGCGCATCAGATCCTTCTGCGTATAAAAGAAATGCCACAAAGAATTACAGTTATATCACAACACCATACGGCCTAGACAACGGTAGCACAAATCCTTTCTTTGAATCTATAACGATTTATCAAATGGCTAGAAAAGAATTTGTTAGCTATACTCTTAAAAATCCTATCATCACTAGTTGGAATCATAATAAAGTTGACTACGGTCAAGGACAAGGACATGATAATACTATGCAACTATCCTACGAAGCTGTAGAATACGGTAGGGGTGCTGTTGCCGAAGGTGAACCAGAAGGTTTTGGTTTAGAACACTACGATAAAACGCCAAGTCCATTAAAAGGATCAGAAACATCAGCCTTGTCATCTTTCTTGAGTACTAATGCTTCGAGCGGAAATTTATTAGAATTTTTAAATCAAGTAGCTACACAGGTTAACACCTACCAAAACACTCAAGAAAAGCAATCAGTATCGAATCTTGTATCACAGGCAGTAAAAAATACAAGTCCTAAAGTTTCCGGTTTGCAGGGTTATGAATTTCCTATTATTGCCGTAGCAGCCGGCGCAGGTGCAGTTGCAGGTGCTGCCGCAGCCACAGCAATTATCGCAAAACAACGAAATTTAGGATAATATATGTCTACTAATTTACCACAAGTACAAGATGCTAGTAGTTCAACAGATGAAGTTAAAGTTTTCTTTGATAAATTTTTTGTCAATGAAGTTAGCTTTCCTAGCAACCAAATCGATGCAGTAGTTGGATTCTTTATGAAAAATGGATTTGACGAGTCTAGCGCAAGAAGCACTGGAATAGTGTTACTAAACCAGGCAAGACAAGACAATGTTAACGTCTTTCAATTAATCGAAACATTAAAAAATTTAACTCAAGTACAGTTAAATCAAGTAGTTGCCCAAGTTCTTAATAGCTACCGAGAAAAAACTAGTCTATTAGGATATCGGGTAGCACCTCTAGTTGACAACTACGAAACTAGAAATATTTTAGTATAAAATGGCTGGGAAATTTGCAAAAGGTAAGTTCACAATGTCAAACCCCGGAAAGTATGTAGGTACTAAACAGCCGACATATCGTAGTTCCTGGGAGTGGAGTTTTATGCGGTTTTGTGATACGCATCCTAGTGTGCAAAAATGGGCTAGTGAAGCAATCAGCATCCCTTATCGAGATCCTCTAACTGGTCGCCAGACAATTTATGTTCCTGATTTCTTTATACAGTATCTTGATAAGAACAGCAGAATGCATGTTGAATTAATTGAAGTAAAACCTGCTAGTCAAGCAATTCTAGAACGTGTAGGTAAGAACAAATATAATCAAGCACAGTATGTTAAAAATCAGGCAAAATGGGCCGCTGCCAATTTATGGTGTAAACAGCAGGGTATTAAGTTTAGAATACTAAGCGAAAATGATCTGTTCCACCAAGGTGCTTGATAAGTAATATTATGACTAAAAAACTTGAAGAATTACTAAATCTTCCTGCTAGTAAAGATCTTATCAAGCAAGAAGAAAAGAAAAAACAAAAAGAAGCAAAAGCTCAAAGTCAGCCTCTTTTAAGAGATATATCTGAATTTGATAAAATTGCGGCAGCTCTGCCCGCGGTCAAAGGCTTAGGAGATGCGAGCGACGCAGAGTTCGATGCACTAGCTCAACGTGCTACAGATGCCTACGACGATCTTATGGATCTGGGTATGAACGTTGAAGCTAGGTACAGTGGGCGTATCTTTGAAGTTGCAGGTGGAATGCTTAAAAATGCTATTGATGCAAAAGCCGCAAAAATAGATAAAAAATTACGCATGATCGAACTACAGCTAAAGAAGCAAAAATTAGATCAAGAATCTGCTACTAGTGAAGATGCTGGTATTAACCTAAACGGTGACGGGTTTATAGTATCAGATCGCAATAGCCTGCTTGAAAAACTTAAAAATATGAATAAATAATGTATCAGGATAATTGCTATGAAATCATTTAAAGAATACCTAACAGAAAGTAAAAAAGTCTACGAGTTTAAGGTAAAACTCGCCGGCGACTATGAAAAAGCCAGCGACCACATCAAGTCAGCACTTTCAGCATATAAAGTTGAAAAATGTTCAGGTGGTAAGCGTTTACCTATCGCGGAAACACACCAAGATTTTCCAAACATTAAGAATACTAATGTTACAATCTTTGATCTATGCACAGCATATCCTACAAACAGCGAAACAGTACGTTCTTTAGTTTCACAAAAACTTAATTGCAGTTTAGATGCAATTCGTGTGCGTACACCATTAGAAGAAGCTGAGATAGCACTTAACCACGCCAACGACGAAAAGTCAGGCGAAGCACTATTGAACAAAGATTACGAAACAGATAATAAAGGACAAAGCATGGTAGGTGAGAAGCAGGCCATGAGTCTTATCAAAGAATTAAGCAAAGTTAAACACGGCGGTGAACAGTACAAAGGCGTTAACGATCAGTTGTTAGCAGACAAAGTTCCAGCAGCCAAAGGATAAAAATATGAATTTCAAAGACCTATTAGAAAAAATGGCAGAGCTAGACACATCTGCTGAAGACAAATACCTAAGCCAAGACGACAGCGAAGTTCAAGAAGGCGGAATGACACCTGCAGATACAGAAGCTGAAACCCCTCTAATGGGCGAAGAGGGAGTTGGTGAATGTGGCGGTATGATGAGTCCTATGAGTTCAATGACATCTAAGCAACCAGATAATGTTACTATGAACGTTAGCATGAACGGTAGTGGTTCAGGTGGCATTAAAGATTTGCTAGATATTCTACGCAACATTGAAAAACCAAGCATGGGCGATAAAGATGCTGATGCAGTACTAGTCGGTATGGAAGAGTTTGCTAATCAACCAGACGCACAAACAGCAGGTATCGATGCAGTAACTCCAACTGGCGATGACTTGTTTAGTAAAGGTGCAGAAGCAGAAAAAGTTAACGGCGGCGGCAATCCAATGCAACCAGGTGTTAGCGAAAGTTTAATTTCACAACTAAACAATTTATACCAAGAAGTTAAATTAAGATAAAATTCGTCAGCAGTGATCAAAAGGGGCAGAAATGCCCCTTTTTTTATGTAAATAAAGTTATGGCAAAAAGTTTAGATGGTGTTTTAACCAAAAAGGCACATACCAAGGAAAAGTTTAGCGAGTCGCAGGTACAAGATCTGCTTCAATGTGCTGACCCCGTAGAAGGTTATCTTCACTTCGCTAAAAACTTCTTCCACATACAGCATCCTACTAAAGGTAAGATGAAGTTTGAGCCTTTTGAATATCAATTAAGACTGTTACACAGTTATCACGATTTTCGTTTTAATATTAACATGATGCCACGACAGAGTGGCAAGACTACCTGTGCCGCAGGCTACTTACTGTGGTATGCTATGTTTCATCCAGACCAAACTATTCTAGTAGCCGCACACAAATACACAGGCGCACAGGAAATCATGCAACGTATCCGTTATGGATACGAACTGTGTCCAGATTTTGTCCGCTGTGGGGTCGTTAGTTATAATAAAGGATCGATCGAATTTGATAATGGTTCACGTATTGTAAGTCAAACAACTACTGGCACAACAGGTCGTGGTATGTCTATATCCCTACTATACTGCGACGAGTTTGCATTCGTACAACCTAACATTGCCGAAGAGTTCTGGACTTCGATATCGCCTACACTAGCAACTGGTGGTAAGGCGATTATTACATCAACTCCAAATTCAGACGAAGACACATTTGCTAATATTTGGAAAGAAAGCCAAGACCTTTTCGATGCTTACGGAAATGCCAAAGACGATGGATTAGGCCGCAACGGATTTCATGGATTTAAAGCAGATTGGTGGGAACATCCGGATCGAGATGATGCATGGAAAGAAGCTGAAATTGGCCGCATCGGCGAAGAGCGTTTCCGCCGTGAATATGGTTGTGAATTCTTAGTATTTGATGAAACACTGATCAACAGTATTAAATTATCAGAACTACTCGGTCGTGAGCCTCAGTTTAAAATGGGGCAAGTTCGATGGTATAAAAAGCCACAACCTGGTAATTTATACATTGCCGCATTAGATCCTAGTCTGGGAACAGGCGGGGATTATTCTGGTATTCAAGTGTTTGAATTACCTAGTTTTACACAAGTTGCAGAGTGGCAACACAACATTACTCCTGTGCAACAACAGGTTAAAATATTCCGGGATGTATTAAAGTATATTGAGTCAGAATGTGGTTCAGGATTTAACAATAATATATACTGGAGTGTAGAAAATAACACAGTTGGTGAAGCGGCTCTGGTCGTTATTAACGATCTCGGCGAAGAAACGTTTCCTGGAATGTTTGTCAGTGAGCCACAGCGTAAAGGACATGTGAGAAAATTCCGTAAAGGATTTAACACAACATTTGGTAATAAAATATCTGCGTGTGCGAGATTAAAGTTTCTAATTGAAGAAGACAAAATGAAGATAAACAGCCGCACACTTATTAGCGAACTTAAGACTTACATAGCCAGCGGCGTCAGCTTTAAAGCCAAAGACGGCCAGCACGATGACCTAGTAGCCGCACTATTATTAGTAGTGCGTATGAGCGTTGTACTAGCAGATTGGGATCCTAAAGTGTTTGAAACCCTGAGCACAAACACAGATTTTGACCAGGATTTTGAACCCCCGCTACCTATCTTCATATCAAGTATCTGATAAATATAACATGGACTCTAATTTAGACAAAATTGCACAAGATCTGTATGGAAAGATACAGACCCGTTTTCGCGACATCACTATGGGCGATGAAAACGCTAATGTTTTAAGCAAAAAAGAGGATATTCCTAAGGCACGTTTTTTCGAGTTTGAATACAAAGAAGGCGGCGTAGCACTAGGAACTATCACAATTACACTAGACGCACAAGACGGTATTGTTATACAGGTCAGTGGCGATTTAGTAGACGATGACAACAATTTGTCAGGTCAAGGTGCTTATAAATTCATTAGAGGATTTAGGCAATTTGCTAAAGATAGATTATTAAACTTTGATGTACAAAACATCGGAAAGAGTAACTTAGATAAACGCGATTATGAGTTTCAGGCGAAACGTAAGGAAGAACCAGCTATGCCAGCGATAATGGAAAACAAACTTTATGGTAATGCTCGAATGAGCTATCAAGATCTTGGAGAAGCACGTTTAGTTATTAAACACAGCCAACCAGTTAACCCAGATTTACCAGCGGGTCGTACAATGCACATTGAAAGCATTTA